CATTGACGCCCTGCCATACGATTGTCGGCTGCCAGTTAAAGCCTTTTTTATCGCCTGAACCATACGCCACACCGCTGCCGATTTCAGCCGTCGTGCGATAGATCATGGTATCGGCTACCGTATAGGTATTGACGATATTGCTGTTGACCAGGGTGCGGTAGACGCTGCCATTTTTTATGCAGCTCTTGATCTGCACGTATTCCTGGTTGACGCCATCAGTCACCCAGTACCATGCGCCCGGGATGATGCCAGTCAGTGTCTGCACGTCGATGCCGTTGTCGCCGGCTACGATAGATAAAACCTGCACAGAAAATATATCGATTTTATCCGGCACTGCGAAGTCCTCCACCAACAGCAGATTACTGTCCGGACAATCGTTTTCGGCCACTAATTTCAGCGCGATATTGGATTGCTCGATTTCCAGCTGATTGACACGGCTGGCGAGGACCGGAATCGTGCTGGCCTGGTCGCCTAAAATCAGCGTCCTGGTATTATCCAAGCTCATGCCGTGTAAATGCTTGTCCGATGTCGATTGTACCCAAAACTTATCTGTTGTCGTGACTTCATTTTTCAAGCTCGGCGCGTTTGGGTGCGGCGTCATGCTGTCGACGTGGTCATAAAAATCCAATCGAGTAACATATGCAATGTCGCCGTTGATTGTGGCTGTGATGTTTTCAGCTTGCTCGACTACCGTCACGACATCATAAATCAGATCCCAAACTTCCGATCCGCCCCCGGGCGGAATATATTCCGAATCATTTCCCGTGTTGCGGACCGCGTATAGGATTTCTGTATCGCCGTCCATCGCATAAATTCCCACTTCGCGAGCAGTAAATCCCACCGTCAGTGATACATTTTTCAGTTGTGTTTCTATTACCGTGGTTCCGACCCCGGTCACATTCACGGACTTGATCGGCAAATTCAGTTTCGGATTGACTAGCCCGGTTAATTGCCGCAAATTTTGTCCTTCCGCGACGGTACCGTCACCCATTGCAACACGGCTAAAATGCAATTCCTGTCCGGTCAAACATTTTGCAAGCAAATTTTGTCCTGCATAAGTCAGCTGTGTTCCTCTAATGTCGCTCATTTTATCCCTCCTATTGTGATTCTACCCGTCCGCCGGATGATATTCCCAGCGTATAGGCTGCTCTTTACCTCTGGTGGTATCATCAAACCGATCGTATGCCTCCCTGCCCGGATGTAAACCACGCCCGTAGTTGCTGTAATATTCGTGGTTGGCACTGGTGGCAAGTTTATTCTTTTCCGACCAATCGTACATTGCAATATACCTGTTTTTATTTTCAGCTGCGCCGAATCCTCGTAAGCGTCATGGCTTATGTTGATCGTTACGCCTACCAAGTGCGATCTTGTATTTTTAACCGAGTTGATCGCTGCAACCAACCGACTCATGGTGTTTTCGCCTTGATTGAATCCGCTTGTTTCGATTCGAAACGTATACGGATCGCCGCCGAAGTCAAACCACTCACGCACGACGGCATTATTGAGGTATGCTTTTACGACCGTTTCCACGGCGTATGGCGTCCCTTTGTGCCGATGTACATCGATGGCCGTCCGGACTAAATTTCTTTTTTGATCCAGCTTCAAGCCTCGCTCGTAAAAATCTACGTGATATTGCCATGCCAGCAGGTCGACAACTTCCTCCGGCTGCTCATTCAGACGCGCTAGGATGATGCACTCGCTTATCGCCTGGCTTACTGCTTGCTGTTGCGGTGTTACGGCAGAGGTGATCGCCCGGACTTGCGGATCATTGCGAATGGCCGGCGGCGCTATTTCTCTCCAGGTTACGTCTTTGAGTGTCTTCATTCGTTTTCAATGCCTCCGTACTGGATTCTTTTTGTTCCGGCCGTTGCGATCTGTATCGTTTCGATTGCCGTATACACGGGATTTGCTACCGTCACCCGACTGGCTCCGGCTTTCTTCATGCGATAAATCAACTCTGACGGATCAACTGCCCTTCCAAGTCTTGCCTTTTGCCATGCGATGTAATCATCCACGGCAGCTTCGACGGCTCTCGATATACTTTCGACCAGGTTTTCATTGCTTTTGGCAATATAAAACGTCGTGTCGATGTTGTACGCCACCGGTGTCGGGGCGATAGCGGAAACATTGTCCGTCATTGGCCGGATTTTTTTATCCGAACAAATTTCCTTCACTGCATTAAGGATTTCAGTCCCCGGCAGCTCCCCGCCTTTTAAGAGCACGCAGATATCAACGCACCCCGGCGTCGGGCTGTATGGTTTTGCGTCGATAATCAAACTCGACGCGGTTTTTGCCCAATACTCGTAAGCGCCATCTGGTCCCGCGCAGGAAAAGCTCTCCGGTGCCAAGTGGATACGTTCTCGGAAATTTTCGTCGTCTTCGGCATCTGCCCCGCCCTCACTGGCTGTAATGTTGGTTACGGCCGAAACGTAGGCGGTCGGATCAACCAGGGTAATCAGCGAGTTTATTTCGTACCCGTTCCCGACTTCGCCAATTTTCAAGCAGTCTGCCCCGACGTCTCCCGTCAATTCCCCGGCCGGGATCAGTAAGTCCGCCGTCGTCGCAAAGAAAACATTGTCGCCAGCTGTCACGCGGCTTCCCATCGGTATTAATGTGCTGATTGTCCGCGACTTGCTTAAAGTGAATCTAAGCGTCGTATTGGCCGTTGTAGCTGCTATTCTGGCGCAGCCCACCATTACCCCGATATGATCCAAGAAATCGTCGTCAGCATATGCTAAAAGATTTCTTTTTGCTGCTTTATCGATGGCGCTGCGCTGGCCGGCAAGGATCGGGACTTGCGACTGTAGCAATTTTTTTCGTGGATCAGCGGTCGCCAGCGTTGTCCCGGATGTCTCTTGATATTGTTCAATGATTTCCGTTTCGATTGTCGCCGCGTCTTTTTCGGCAAAAGTGATATCCGGCAAATTGTTCAAACTACTCATTTATTTTTACCCTTACTTTCCATGTCGTTGTCCCATCATCGACAGCAGTCGGCGCGAGCTGTACCAGGCTTGCGCGTGGTTCGTATTCCGCCAGGGCTGACATTATAGCAGCGGCAAAAACTGACTGCACCAAATTTTGCGGCCTGTCCAAGACGCTGCCATCCCAGGCAAATTTCCTTGCCATCGGGCAGCTTTTGGCAACGCTGGCAAAAACCATTGCAACGTTTTGTAAAATCTCGGCATCCCCGGCAGCAAAAAAATCGATTGTCAAATTCGGGGATAACGTCAAATCATATTCAGCCACTTGTCGTCGCCCCTTTCGCGTACTCTTCCAGGCTGACATTCACAACTGCCTGGACTGTTTGTCCCTTGTTATCCTTGATTTTGTGATCTTCGGACAACGATGTGAGAATCCAGCTGTTTGTTGTCACTGGCTTACTGCCAAGGACGAAATCACAAACGACGCCACTGTCCCGCAGTTTCCGCAACTTTTCCAGCTCCGTTTCCGGGGTTATCCCCAAACTTGCCGACAAAAAAACCGAGAATGTGATCTTCTCCAATCCCGGTCCTAAAAATTCTTTCAGCGGTTTGTTCTTTGCGCCGATTATTTCATGTGTTGCCCAGCGTCCTTCTCCCGACCGTTGGAAATTGTCCACGGTCAATATTTTTATATTTATGCCCGACTTATAACGTGCGGCGCTTGATAGTCCCGTCAGCTTTGTTGCAATTGCATTCCCCATCTGTTTTGATTCGGATATTTCGGCTTTGTAATAAGCTTCGAAAACTACCTGCACCAGTTCGCCAGTATCGGTCTTTCCCTGTAAAACTCCGATGCTCATTGTGGACCTCCTGTATTGCTGCCGCCGGATTCAACTCCGTCATGGACATGCCCTTCCAGCGAAATCCCGCCGGCAACAACGTCACCAGCAGATACCATCCCGCCGGTTGATGTCATTTTTCCGGTCATTGCAATATTGCCTTTTATGACAATGTTTTTTGCTTCGATCGTCAACGTACTCGATCCCTTATCGTATTCTATGAGGCCGCCGTCTCTAAAACGGATATACCGTTTATTTGCATCGCCAGCTTTGGGCGCATTCGCATCGCCCCGGACACTGAAAAGTACATATCCTTCCTCATTCCCGGTCGGCATGAAAAAGCAAGCCACTTGTTCATCGATTTCCGGCATCCAATAATAATCGTCGCCGTTTGCGCCGAACGCCGGCACTTGCATCCACGGTGATGGCGTTCCCAAATCGTCAAAATTCACACGCACGCGCTGCCCTGGCGGGTCCAAATCGCAAACAATCCCGATCCTAAACAGGTTTTTTGTTTTGTTGTCCATCAATATCCCTCCAAGCACCGGCGCAGCTGCAGGCTCGTTTCGTCGCCGCTGTTGCTCTGTCCATGCGTCGCCTGTGTGATGATCCATTTCCCATCATACTTGCCAAATTTTTTCAGCGTGATATTTTGCGATGCCGCAAGTGGCACATCTTCCAGGATCGTCAAGCTGACGGACCAGGCTTTCGAATTTTTATCCCGCAGCGCTTTTTTTGCTTTTCTTTCGGCTTCGGCCAAACTGTCAAAGCGTTCCCGTATAACAAGTACCCGGCCTGTAGGCGGTGGGCTCGGTGGTGTATATGCATACTCTTGATTTACGCGCCCCTTCGGGCTGTGGTGCGATATTCGGACTGATCGATACGTGTCGTTGATTGTTCCACGGCCGCGAAATTTTTTGATCTGAAATTCTTTAAAATCAATGGTCGCTACCGGATCTTCCTGCTCGTATTTTGATTCATCAAAAATAATTATCTGGGCATCTGATACTTTCAGCGCCAGTCCGGCCTCGTTGCAAAGCCCCTGCAAAAACGGCAAGTCTTCTTCTTCTGTCTGTTCTTTGCGTTCATATTCTGGATCGTTCTCCACGTCATAATAAAGTTCCATCCCCGCGCCACCGGCGACATCATTCGCAATGACAGACAGCTTTGTCTTTTCCCATGAACGATTTTTTGTTTCGCCTTTCAGCGCCGTGCTTTGAAATACCGACAGGGCTTTGATCGTTACTTCTGACGGTGGATAGCTGTTTTCGATTTCGTCAATTTCAAACATTCCTAGCGGATGCTCTTTCGTTGTTTGCTCCGCTGTCCAGTTTGTCCGTTTCATCGTCGCTTTGAGTTTTGCACCGTGATCCGGATACCATGCCCCCATCCATAAATGGTCCCGGTCTTCCAGCGTGATTTGCAAATCGTCTGATTGTCCAGACAAATTATCTGTATACGTCCAGCCTTTCAAGTGCGGCCGCAGGTCTTCTGTGATGTTTTTTCCTTCATATATGATGTCTAGGCTCGTATTACGTGCAATCATGACGTCGCCCTCTTCCACGGCGGCAAATTAGTCGTTTGCGTTGTTGACAAGGTTGGCACTGTCAAAGTTATCCCGGCCGGGAAAATCACTGTCTCAATATGTTGTTTGTTCGCATCCATGAGATAGTGCATTTTCCTTTCGTCCCCGTAAACATTAAAGGCGATCATGTCCCACATGTCGCCCTGTTTCGTCGTATAAGTATTAGACGCCATAACTTACCCTCGCATTCTGGTGCAGCGTGTCCTGTAGCTGTTCCATAAATTTGCTTTGCTGCTCCTGGACTTGCTGCATTACTTCCGGGCCACCGCCGTTTATTACAGGCGCAAACGAAACATTTATGACGCTTCCACCTCCGCTGCCATTGACGCCTAAAACCTCGCCCGCGCGATGCCATAAGCTGACTGCTCGCGCTGATCCGTCAAGTGGGATAGCCGCCTCCGGCGATTCTTCGGCAAACGTTGTCAAAAACGCGCCTCTGCCATAAATCCCGCCGGATGCATTCGACGCAATTTCCCCGCCGCTCCCCGCTGATACGCCAACCGTGAAGTTTGCTTTAAGGTTCTGCCAAGCACTTGAGATATAGTTTGATACTGCGTTTGGTATTTGTCCAATCCAGTTTGTTACAGCATTATATGCTTCGCTCCCCCAGTTTTCAGCAGCCGCCACAAATTCTGCCCCGGCTGCTGCGCATGTTGATGGCAAATTCATAAGGTATGCTCCACCCTCGGAAACCGTTGTCGATATCCAGGTCACTGTTGACGTATAGGCATTGCTTGCCCAGCTTTCAGTCGCCGCAATAAATGCTGCACCGGCCGTCATGCACTCTTCCGGCAGCTGCATTAAAATTGCGCCGGTCTCTGATACAAAAACGCTGATTTTACCAGGCACAGTATAAAGGTATCCGACTGCATATCCTATCCCGTAGGCAATCGCCCCCGGAATGTTTAGGATTGCATTGCCGGCTGCCGCCGCGCCGCTTTTTATCCTCGTCCACCCGGCATCAAGCCCGGCGACCATGCTCGCTTTTACTGATTCGACTTTGTTGCCGGCCGTTTCCCATGCACTGCCCATAAACGCCGTTATGGTATCCCAGTTTTGATATAACAAGTAACCAATCCCGACCAAAGCGGCGATGCCGGCAATTACTATGCCGACAGGGTTTGCCATCATTGCAGCATTTAGGCTCCATTGTGCCGCTGTTGCGGTCCCTGTAGCCGCCGCCGACAGCAGCATCCTGCCTCGCTGAATTGCCCATTGCGCGTTTTGGCTTGCCATTACCAGGCGAATTGCTTCGACCTGTGCTTTGTACTGCCCCATTACAAAAGATACCGACAGCCATGCAATCCTAAAGCCTACAAGGCCGGCTGCCGACATCATTACTGCATTTGTCAGTGCCGGGTTTTCCTGTTGGAATGCAAGCAAACTTTGCGCAGCGTGTTGAAATTCTCCCGCGACCATTTGCACACTGGGCAAAAAGGCTTGCGTAAGAGATATTCCGGTTTCTGCCGCCGCTTGTTTTACGCCCTCGATTGCAAATTGTGTCGTCTGCATCTTAGCTTGAAATTCTTTTTCCATGCTTCCTTTGCGCGCAGCATCGTCGAGTAAATCAAAGTTTCCTTTCAGTTTATCCATTCCCGCCGCAAGTGCCGAAATATCATCCTGGTATTCAGCGCCAAACAGGCCGGTCAATGCTTCTGCCTGTCCAGCCGTATCCAAGGTTTTTATTTTTTCAAGCAGCCCGAAAATTGTGCCCTTCGAATCTGACATGTACGACGCTTGCAGCTCTCTTGCGCTATATCCTAAACTGTCGAGTGCCGCTTGAAAAGATTTTGCTTGTGACGGGGCCGTTGCGATCCGGTTCATGAGTGCATTTAGCCCTGTCGCTGCGATTTCCGGCGTTTTGCCAAGGTCAATCATTGTCGTGGCCAGTACAGCCAGATCATTATTGGTAAATGTTGACTGTGCTGCTGTACCGGATATACGCTGTCAGTGTTTCTATGATTTCCGGGCCTTTCGCGGTTGTCTGGTCGTCTAAATAGTTCACCGTGTCCGCCAGGTCTCTGATTTGTTCCCGGCCGGCTTCGGTGTCAATTTTTATCCCCCGGATATTCGCGATTTTTGCCATCTGCTCGGCAATCTGATCCCCCGAACCTTCAAAAGCGATCCCCATCTGTATTGACATCCGGACAAAATCGTTCAAGGCTTCTTCACCCTGCACACCCATGCGCGCGGCCGCTGCTGTTGTATCAGCAGCCACGGTCGGCAATATGTGCATTTCACGGCTTAGAGCCATGATATTTGATTGCATCGTGTAATACGTCGGCGTCAGCTGCAAATTGTCGTCGCGTACGCCCTGGACCTGCTTTGCGACGCCATTCATGGCCGTTTCAAAGTTTATTGCTGCATTCGTCGCGGCGATCATCGGTGCTGCAGTTATTGCCGTATCAATGATTTTCCCCCGGACTTCCCCTGCCCTTTGGCTTGATTCGTTATATCTTGCCTGTGCGGCCTTTAGCTTTGATTGTGCCATCTGGGTTTGTTCCAGCTGTGCTTTCAAGCGGGCTTGCGATTGTTTGTATGCATCGACGCTCATTTTTCCGCCGTTGTAAGCGGCGTCCAGTGATTTTAAATTTCCCCGCAGCGCTGCCGATTGAGCGCCCAGGGAATGCATTTGCGCAGAAACGGAAGAAAAGGCACTCGTCAATCCAGCTCCCATCCGTCCAGCAATTTCGAGCTGGATCTGAAATAACTTGCTCATTTTGTGCGTTTCCTCCTTTCTTCCTCATTTTCTACGATATCAGTCACCCAGTCATAAAATTCTTGCAGCGGCAATGATAGCCAATAGGCTACTTTTTCCCATCGTGCTAAATTGGCAGCGGTCTTTCTTAGCTGTTTCCCTGGGCATTGGGTAATGCCCAGCCGAATAAAAAATTGGCCGCTTTCGTGGTTACACCAATAAAGTCCATCCCGTTCATATCCATGACATCATCCACGATGATCGGTTTATCCGCCGCTTTTGCGACGATAATCGCCTGGAATATCTTCGAAAAACACGTATCCGGCGTTTTGTCTCCCATCATTCGGGCCTCTTTTTCGGCGGCAATAATGTCATTGCCTGTTATCTGGTCAAAATCAAAGTTCAATTCTGTGATTTCATTCCCGTCTTTTACGATTGCTTTTTTCAGTTTCATTTTTATCTCTCCCATTTATAAAATTAACCCACGCCAGCTATGACGTGGGTTCTCTTTTTATATTAAGCCAAGTGCTTCACGGACGATCGACAAGCTGTCGTTACCGTTGACAACGTACTTATAGTTGATTTTATCAATTTCCAGCACCGTTTCGTCATTGATAACGTATTTCAGATATACGCAATTTAATTCAATCGAACTTGAATTTGCGCCGTTTGATTCCAGCTTTTCAAGTTCTCCCTCCGACGGAAACCCGTTGACAACCACCCGGATTTTGTCATAGCTGCGCTTCCCGGCCGCCAGGTCGTATTTCTGCACGGCTTCGCGAAATTCAAGATTATGGCCGGTGCATTCCAGCAATTTAAGCATCGGCTTGTTTGTTGTCCGAAAATTAATCTTAACTTTCAGCGGCTTTGTCTGGCCGACCGTCGGTGTTTCAATTTCGCCCAAAATTCCAGCGCCTTTAAGTGTTTCGCTCAAAAGCTGAATCTTAGGAAGTTCCACGTCGACAACCCCCAGAAGATCGACGCCATCTTGGTAGGCGCGATAGCCGGTAATTCGTTCCGGCATTACATTGATATCAGGCATTGTTTTTCCTCCCCTCTATTATGCTGCAAACAGATTTTCAAGATTTGAAACATCAAATTCCAGGATAAACTCCATATCCTCGTTCGGGATTGGTGGCGTAATATACACATGGAATCTGTTGATTCCGTTCAAAAGGTCTGTGGCCGGATTTTCTGTTGCGTTAAATTCAACGTGTCCGCCCAAAATCGCTCCTTTTGCGCTAAGTCCATTCAGCCAGATATTTATGCTATCAACAACGGTCTGAATCAGACGTTTATTCGTTGGTGCATCGACTTTCTGCCAATATGTCATGATTAGCGTATTCCCTATCCAGTTAAACATGCGGCGCACCGGAATCCATGCATCTTTCGGATCTGTAGACGTAGGATATATCCCTGTGCGGTTCCCCCACGCTTTCCAGGCTCCCATCAGATTTGTGGCGGTTACAATCCCTTTTCCATTGAGGTATGCAGCTTGCTCCGGCCCCAGGATGATTTCTTTGCCCTCTTCGTTTACGATGCCATTGATCTGCAGCGTTTGGTTCGATGGTGATACATATGGGACATCATCGTTTTTTGAATCCGTGTAGCAAATTAAGCCGATCAGCTGTGTGCTATAACGATAGACTTCCGAATCCAGCTTTGTTTTCGGCCAGCAGGCTATCTGAAATTCGCTTGTATAGTTGTTTTTTGATTTCCATTCATACACTTTTGTATAAATGTCGGCCGCCGTCGAATCAACATCGCAAACAGCCATTGCTTTAAACAGCGTATTGATCGACGTCGCTTTTGCTTTAAGCACAGCCGCAACGCTCGGTTTTTCGGTCCACCCTGGCGCAGCTAAGAGCCCAGGAATCAGTCCCAATTTGGGAAAGATCTGGTCAATGCACTCGCTGCCCGATGCTGCCCCGGTTATTGCATCGACGCCGCCGATGATATCTGCCTCCATAATTTTCGACGGGTCAAGATGGTCATACGTCACAAATACAGTCGTTTTTCCATCCAGCGCCCCGCCCGGCAGTGCTGTGATCAGGGGTTTATGATCGTCGTTAAAAGCCACGGTGTAGTCCATGCCTTTCGCCAAGCCCTCGCCCGCCTCCGT